CAAAGCGACGGCGATTGAAACACTAGGAAAGAAAATTGCAGAGTGTATTAAGTTACTACAAAGCGACCGACCATTTCCAGATACGTTTGAACATGATATGGCATGTTCAACTCTAATCGCCTACAAAAATACATACATCAAATAATACTACCAACCCCAGAGCCAAACGGTTCTGGGGTTTTTCTTTGTCCAAAATTCGGGCAGCTGCCCGAAACATTTGATACCAGTTCTCTATCAGCGGTACGCATTACATGTTGCATCTGCATACTGCATGTGATAGCAAGTCATTACATTGCACCACAATGCCTCACTAGACCCACTTCGGTGGGTCTTTTTTTATTCGGGCAACTGCCCGAAAGTTATGATACCTGTTCCCAGAGTAGTGTTGCGCCTAACACGTTTAGGCATGTTCCAATGGGGTTTGCATATAAGATGTCACCATATTACACTTCGGGCAACTGCCCGAAACTTCCGATACCAGTACCCAGAGTAGTGCTACGCCCCTAAGTCATTGAAAACAAACAAATGTTCCAAATGTTCCAAGCTTGTTCCAAGCAAATCGGGCGTAAGTCATTGAAAACAAACAAATGTTCCAATGTTCCAATAATATTTATATATATATACTCCTAAGTTTGGAGAGTAAGAGAGAGGGTCTCTGCCCTAAAAACCACTTCTCAGATTTAGACATATACCTTTGGAACAAAGGAACTTTGGAACATTCTTTTAAAATCAATGGGTTACATACATACACAACGTCACACGATGTCACAAAGCACCAATCACCACGAGACACCACAATTCCCAATTACTTGACATTGCCTACTATATGTGGTAATATGTTATATGGTTGATAGGTAACAGCCCAACCAAGTCCCAATACCAACGTTACCACTTCCATCTTTCATTTAACTTTAACCTTTCGGGCAACTGCCCGAATACATGGAGATACACTATGCAACAAACAGTAACAGCCAGAGGTTTCGCTTGGAACTCAAGCACACGTACGTATTCAAATGAGGTACGTTTCGAAGCCCCAAACCTAATCGCCGCCAAGCGGTGGGTTGAAAGTAAATATCTGCAACTCGAGAACTTATCCATATTGCAGACAAATGAAGAGTATCTACTACAAAGCTTACTCCTTCATTCTCCCGTGCAAGCTGTAACAAATGAGGTGATCGAATGAGTAAGAATGTTTGCGATTGCTGTGGCGATACATTCTCAGTGCGCCGCGCAAAACTTGGATACACAGTGTGTTTAGATTGCGGTGACAATCAGGCGCAAAGCCAACGTGCAAGTTGGTGCGTAGTACCGCTTCCCAAACAAGGCTATACACTCGCCACTCGTAAAGAAGATTTGTTGTATCTTAACCAAAAACCACGATAGGAGATTGTGATGAAATTCGAAAACTACAGTGTAGTGAAATGCCCTATGGGTATAGCTATCAAACCTAACAATGGTGACAGCGATTTAGAAGTGACCTTAACTATAGAAAATGATACTCTATGTGTAACTTTGCACGCACACGATAATGATTGGTGTGGCCCTGACCACATCGTAAGTGAAATCCAACACCCAATCAAATCAGCCCACGACGAGCGTAAGGCTAAAGAAGAAGCTTCTCGCCAACGTATCCAACAGTTTAGCAAAGGTTATTACGATGGTTGGAACAGTGAAGATTTTAAATGTGACAAATGCGGTGAGCCGTTAGGAGCAGATGATCTTGATGAATGTGGTGATTGCCACGACAATACACAATAATACACATAACAACGCGATATACCACAGAACTGAATTACTTGACATTCCTCGCTACCTGTGGTATATTATATGTATGGGTCGAACACCCTGAATCTTTTCAAACCCTTTCGGGCAGATGCCCGAACAACAAACGGAGACTACTATGACAGAACAAAATACGCAGATCGATATTGAAGACTATATCGCGTCCTCGATACACGACGAACTCAATTCTCAGAATACTGCCTCACAACAAAAAGCACTCGCAGGGTTGATTACTGAAGCACCAAGTATATCTTCCGCGGCTATGATCGTTGACTTCAATGCTAGTGTATGGACAGCACGTAAGAAAGACATGAAAGCGTCCGACGATATTGCAGCTATGAATGGCGCTGATGTAGGTATCGCTGATGTACGTAAGAAGTTACTAGGTAACTGTGACGAGCTGATCGCAGTACAGAAGTTTGCGGCTAACGTACGCAACATACACTATAGTATGACATTACCTTGGTCGGACAATGGGTCTCGCCTACTGACCACGCAACAATACTTCAAGTACAACGAAGTTATGAGCCAACTACAAACAGAGTTTCATACTCTTGTTGATAGTTTCTTACAGGCGTACCAATGGGAAGTATCCAAAGCGCAAGCCAAGTTGGGTGCTATGTTCAATCGTGACGAGTATCCGACAAGTGAAGCTTTGCAAGATAAGTTTCGGTTTCGTGTCTCGTACATACCGCTACCTGACAGTGGTGATTTCCGTATTGACATTGGCAACGAAGCCTTGGAACAAATACAATCCCAATATCAATCGCATTACACGCAAGCTATCAACTCAGCTATGTCTGATCTATGGCACAAGTTACATGATAACCTCGTAACACTTGTTCGACAACTCGACGTTAATGAAGAGGGCAAGGGCAATCGCTTGTATGATACTGTCTTTGATCGAGCTATCGAACTGGTATCGATGTTGGGTACGTGTAACGTGACAGGCGACAGCCAAATGGAAGCCATGCGCAGAAAACTAGAAGATGCGTTCTATGGACTAAACCTTGATCAAATCAAGAACTCACCGAGCTTGCGTGAAGATACACGCAGTAAACTATCAGAAGCAATCGCCGCGCTACCAAGCTTGGATATGTAATTTAACCTTTCGGGCAGTTGCCCGAACAACAAACGGAGAAAGACTATGCACAACGCAACACAAATGTACGCACTAACCCTTGATCAGTGTGTCAAATCAATCGCCGCAGTGGGTACTAAACGTACTATACTTATGCAAGGTGACATGGGTGGTGGCAAATCATCTACATTGCACACACTATCAGCGATGTTTCCTAACCATGTACCATGTTACTTTGATTGCACCACGAAAGACCTTGGTGACTTGAACTTACCTAACATGGCAGTGATGAATGAGAAGGGCTATGTTACCTTTGTACCTAACGAAGAACTAGGTGCGCACCTTGGCAAGCCTGTCATTATTATGATTGACGAACTAGGTAAAGCTAACCCTGCTGTTAAGAACGCACTCTTACGTGTGATGCAAGAACGTACAGTTGGTAGTATCAAGTTACACCCTGACAGTATTGTGTACGCCACAACGAACAAAGGTGCAGAAGGTGTGGGTGACTTGCTTCAACCACATGCACGTAATCGCATATCAACAGTGATTGTTCGCAAGACCGATCATATGGACTGGATTGAGTGGGGTATCAACAACAATATCGACCCTACTATACTTGGTTGGGTCAAAGATAACCCGCAGTTGTTTGCCGCGTTCGAAGATGTAAAAGACCCGTCTGAGAACCCATACATATTCCACCCAAAAGAACAGCGAGCCGCGTTTGTTACACCTCGTTCATTACATGCGGCCTCTGACATCTTACACGTACGTGATCAATTCGACGACCAGACACTTACGGCTCTACTGATGGGTACTATCGGTGATCGCGGTGCGATGGACTTGATGGCGTTTGTGAAACTGGCTGATCAACTACCAAGCTTACAGTCTATCAAAGACGACCCGATGAATGCGATTGTTCCTAATAGTGCCGCCGCTGTGTGTATGGTTGTGTATCGTACACTTGCCGCGTTGGAAAGTACGTGGGTCAATGCGTGGATGGATTACATGCCTCGCCTCGATACAGAAGCACAAGGTATGTTCGCCAATGGTGTACGTGCGCCTAAGTATTCAAAGCAATCTATGGTTATGACTAACAAGAAATTTACCAAGTGGGCTATGGATAACAACTACATGTTTGCCGCAGACAAGAAATAGGAGAATGGAAATGAGTAAATATAAACCGTGGACTGACGCAGATGATGCGGAACTGGTATTGATGCGCGAAGCACGCACGCCAACGAAAGAAATCGCAATCGCATTGGGTCGAACACCCTCGGCTGTGATGAACCGTATAAGTGCAAAGGGTATACCCTATGGTAAGTTATACACAAAGGAACAACTAGAAGGTTTCTCACAAACTAAGGCGCGTGACCTAGAAGAACTTACGTTCCGTGAAGTTGTGGATACAGCGTTTGCCAAGCACGAGATCGAGTTTGGTGCGCCTGATAGAAAGTCCGAAGACCTTGAAAGGTCTAAGCCAAAGGCTGACACATATGGTTTCGGGCGGTTGCCCGAAATGCTTAATCAAATGGAAAGAGACATCAAGCGTAAACCACAATGGTTCAAAGCTATGATGTGGTGGAGGAAGTAACATGTTATCAATAGGTAAAACACTTACACCCGAACAGCGGTTATCGAAAGCCGTTGTTGACATCATGGGTAAAGCCCATGCGTTGTCTGGTGTTATTATGATCGGTGATCGTAGTATCGAATACAATGAAGATAAAGTACCAACAGCTTGCACTAATGGACGTGACGAGTGGTATGGTGCTAAGTTTATTGAACCGCTAAACGATGCGCAACTAAGGTTTCTTGTGCTACATGAAGTGTATCACAAACTGTATCGACATCTGACAACGTGGCAACACCTGTACAGAATACACCCACAGTTGGCTAACATCGCGTGTGATTATGTAATCAACGTGAAGATCATGGACGAGTTCAGCGAGAATGGTTGGGTCGAGATGATCGAAGGTGGTTGCTACGATGTGAAATATCGTGGGTGGGATGCCGCCAAGGTATTCTGGGAACTACACAAGCAGTTACAAAAACCACCCCGGGGTGGCGGTGGTTCGGGTTCACCTGATAACGAAGCACAAGATGGTGATGGAACTACCCCTGAGCATTCAACTGGTTTAGAAAACACAGGAGTAGGTGATCTACCCCAAGGGTTCGATGCGCATGATTGGGACGGTGCGGAAGAAATGACCGCAGACGAACAGCGTGAACTTGCTCGAGAGATCGACGAAGCAGTACGCCAAGGTGCATTGGTTGCAGGTAAGATGGGTAGCGGTGGTAGCCGTGACCTAGAAGAATTGCTACAACCCAAAGTGGATTGGCGCGAAGTGTTGCGTGAGTTTGTGCAAGATACATGTGCAGGGTCTGACTATTCAACATGGAAGAAACCAAACAGACGCTATCTAAGCTCTGGCATATACATGCCTACTGGTATCAGTGAACAAGTAACATGTTTAGCAGAACACAATGACATGTCTGGTTCAATCGGTGCGCGTGAGCAACAGATAATGATTAGTGAATTGGTCGGTATCTGTGAAACGGTCAAGCCAGAAGAACTACACGTAAGTTACTGGGACACCGAAGTGACTGGGTATGAGAGGTATGACAACCACGAACTACATACAGTGGCAGAACGTACCACACCTGTAGGTGGCGGCGGTACATGTGTTGAATGTGTGCCTGAGTACATGAAGAAAAACAATATCAATCCACAAGCGTCTATCGTGTTTACAGATGGTGATTTGTATGGCGGTTGGGGCGAGTGGGATCACCCTGTGTTGTGGGTGATTGTCGATAATGAAGGCGCACAGCCTACACATGGTAAAGCGTTACACGTATCCTCGGGAGATTTGTGATGAGCAAGATTGGTAACTATGTAGTAGGACTACAGGAGCAAGAGGTGGACGAGCTAGAGCAGATGTTAGATGATGTATTCTACAAAACATTTGGTCGTCGTCCCCTCAAGGGTGAAGAACTCAAAAAGCTACAGCGTCGTACCTACATGCCCGAGCTAGATGATGATGGTAAGTTTCGGAGGGAAGAATGACCTTCTGGCACATGCTCATAATATCTTACGCAGTCATACCTGACAGCGGTGTGTTTATCACAAAGGAATACGTGTACAAAGATTACCACACATGTATCCAAGCAAGTGATGAAATGTACCCTGCAATATACGCCACGTACAAAGACAGCATGGCAAGTTGCGTAAAGACGAGTCTTATATCTGGTGGTTTGAAGCCACGGTTAAGACCTAAAAACTTAGGGGGCAATCGCGCAAGATAAGTATCGAAACAACAGACTGCCCGTGTGCGGTTTAAACAGATACTCATCTTGCTTGCCCCTTATAAACAACCTGACAAATACGTCAATAAACTTTCGGGCATCTGCCCGAACAACAAATGGAGAATAACTATGACTATGGTATACACAAATTTTAAATCTTTCGCGGAAGTGGAGGCACACTACGACAGTATCAAACCACTGGTATCAAAGTGTCACCCACGCGAACAAGACATTCGACCCATCGGAGATCGCAAACGAAAACACGAACGTATTAAAAAGATCAATCGTAATTGCTACGTGATGATGGACGGGTACTACAGCGGTGATGATGTGTTTCGTTGGTGGTTTCTTAATAAAGACACCGCGATAAACATAACCGAGAAAGAGCTTATTAGGTTAGCTCCTATCGTGTGGCGTAGACACAAGGACGGTACAGAAACTGTCAAGTTTCGTAATGGTACAGGCCAAGGTCTACACAATGGTAGGTACTCGTTCATAAGACGTAATACACCTAGTGGTATGTACTTTAATATATCCAATGGTAAACAGTTTGTTAATGGAGTGTATCTCGCAAAAGGTAGCTCAATCACCAAAGATGATTACACCAGAAAACCTGACGATAGTGGTTATGGAAGTTGGTGGCAATCTTACGTGAAGGAATGTACATACCGTGATGATGGGTGTGCTGTTACGTTTAAACTGGTAAAAGTAGATGGTCGAATTGCGCCAGATTGGGAAGTAGTAACTGGCGGTAAGCCGTTACCCAAACCACCTAGACAAGTAGTGGACAAGAAAGCAAAGGCTTCTTTGAAAGATCACATAGTTAAGTTCCGTGAATGGGGTATGACTATGTATCCGATGTTACCAAAAGATACGTACGAGTACGAACAACGTATGCGTAACGAGACCAAAGAATACGTAGCGGATAGAATGGGTAACCCTCATTACTATGCTTGGAGTTTACTAAGTATCTTTCTTGATCACCCTACAATCACACGCGAGATTGTAAAAGATGAACAACACCCACTACGTCTGCACTTAGCGTATGGTATATTATCAGATTACATGGAGCATACCCTACGTATGGGTGAAGAACAGGGCTTAGACGACAAAGAGATACAGGCAAGAATAATGTCTGCATTCAACCATAAAATCAATCGCACATGCGGTTTCTTATCAACAGTGAAAGGTTAAAACAATGGGTTATAAACATAAGACAGTAGCGGAAGCTACAGTGGAGAGTGAAGAGTACGTCGAACGTTCGCGTAGGTATAATCAGCCTACTCAGGGAAAACCAGAACTTGTAGAATTTCGAACGGCTATCGAGAACAACCACATCAAGACTATGCACCGTACTGCAAACACAGCATACGTATACATTGAAGGTGAACAGATGGTGCTTGGTTGGATTGGCTATGGAGACTTTCAGTCTACAATAAGTGGTGCTGATAAGTATGTAGTATATGCAAGAAACATACGTAACATGCGACACGTCGAAGGGACAGATGAATACTTCATGCGTTCAGCACTACGTTTAGATAAAGCTATCAAGAACTGTAAGGCCAACTTGATACGGTATACCTCGGAGGAAACGGGTTGTGCATTGGCAAGGCAACCCAAACGAGATTTTGCAAGGTTATCCCGTGAAGCTGATGAAGCGTACATGGAGGTGCGACGAAACATTGGGTTGGTAGATAGGACAAATACCGAACTGGGTTTGGAGCTTATAACATTAGTAAAAAATGGTTACGTGTTCAGACAACCAGAGCTTCACGAGAACATAAGTAAGCTATCGCACTTGAAAGATCAGTACAACAAACACTCAAGAAACAACCCACGCCCTATGGACTTTGTGCGTATATACAAAAACCCACGCGAAGAGTTACGTGCTGACGTAGTAAAACTTGTTAACGTGAATGCGTATACCTCATGGTCTGATAACAAACCGGTAGCGGATAGGGTATCGGGTAAAGATATGTACCTCGCGGAAACACTACCCGAAAGTATCTTAGGTAAGATTGCAGTTATGGCTATGTGTGAAGACGGGCAGTTTGTTGAAGACGTTGGCTACAAGGTTGACGACACTATGTTCTACTTCTACCCAGAAGAACCTACTACGTGAGTGTGCTTGGCGATATAACGTATCACGTACAGATACATAAGCATACTAAACACGTCAATGTATCATCAATAGGTATCGACAGGGTTGACTCGGATGTTTTGCATCACTACAATTCTGTAGACGAGCTACCCGAATGGATACAAACTAAGCTGTCGATGCTTATGATGTTAGACCTACCACCTCCACTAAACGATGTGGATGGTGTGGGTAGTAGGCTAGGCCAGTACACTTACTGGATATATAAATAACCTTTCGGGCAACTGCCCGAAACTGGTATCAACGGAGAATTACTATGACCCCAGAAGCAAAAGTTAAAAAGACCGCTGTAAAACATCTGAAAGATATAGGTGCTTACTATTTCTTTCCTGCCACTGGTGGCTACGGCAAAAGCGGTGTACCCGACATCATAGCATGTTACCAAGGATTATTCTTTGGACTTGAATGCAAAGCAGGCAAGAATACGCCTACACCTCTGCAAGAGAAAAACTTGAAAGAGATCAACGAAGCAGGTGGGTTTGACTTAGTCGTACACGAAGAAAACGTACACCAACTGTCTCTGCAAATGGATAAATGGGTAACTATCTGTAACAATACCAACGTAATACCCCAAGCTGTGAGTGGGCGCGATTGACATAGTTCGCATAAACCTCAGCAGTATGGGCAGGACACTCCAATTTCTGTTTGTAATTCAGCAGAAACCTTTCAAGACCTGTGACCATACCGACTAGGCCACGTACGGCTAGTCCTATACTCTGCGTATGGGCATTAAATTAAAGGAGATCACATACATGACGCGTGAAGAAGCCGAAGACAACTATCGAATAAAGTGGGAGAAACAAATAAAAAAAGATATGGCAGATAACTCTGCACTACGTGCGAGACAAAGACCTATTAGACCCCTCGGTGCAAGCCAAGAAGGTGGGTCTAAAGGAGGCAAAGCAAATAAGAAAAGACCTTATGTCTCTATCCGTTAGTCACTGCCCTCACTGTGTTAGGAAGTTAGAAGTAATAGATTCACGTCCACACTTTGCTTATGGCTTTCCAACAGTAAGACGTAGGCGTGCGTGTACTAAATGTGATTTTAAAATAACAACCATAGAGTTACCGATAGAACTAGGTAACGAAATCTTTGAAGATGAATAGGAGAACAACATGAAAAAATCAAAAGCAGATAAAATCTGGGCTTATAAAATAGCAAACCCATCAGCTACAAACAGAGAGGTAGCTAACGCATCTGGTGCGCACGTTACGTATGTTGCATCGCTTATGCGTAAGACAGGTACGCCCAAAGAAATACTGGAAGCACCAAAGTCGCCTAAACGTGGTGACATCTTAGACACTGCTAAAGAATACGTGACTAAAGATCGTGCATCTGATCACGGGGATATGGAAGATAACTTTGAGATGATTGCAGATTTTTGGTCAACGTATTTAGATAGGCGTATAGTGGCATATGACGTGGGTGCTATGATGGCGTTATTAAAAGTAGCGCGTATTAGATCAAACCCTAAACACCCTGACAACTGGGTCGATGGTGCAGGGTACATGGCATGTGGTGGTGAGATTGCAGGTAAACGCTAAACATGGATTTAATCACACTGGATTTTGAAACCTATTACGATAAAGATTATTCTTTAAGTAAGATAACTACTGAAGCTTATGTCCGTGACCCTCGTTTTGAGACCGTGGGCGTAAGCGTAAGACTTAACAACGGAAAAACGGAGTGGGCTAGTGGTACGCATGAACAGATCAAGAAATACCTCAACACGTTCCCTTGGGATACGTCTATGTTACTTTGTCATAACACTATGTTCGATGGTGCTATTCTTGATTGGCGTTATAATATTCGCCCTCGCATGTATACCGATACTTTGTGTATTGCCCGTGCTTTACACGGGGTGGAAGCTCGTTCAAACCTCGCATCGCTTGCTGAAAGGTATAAGATCGGTAAGAAGGGGACAGAAGTTCTCGACGCACTCGGAAAGCAACGTGCAGATTTTACACCCGAAGAACTAAGTGCGTACGGGGATTACTGTATCAATGATGTAGAGTTAACCTATAAGCTGTTTAGTATAATGGCACGTAACTTTCCCAAATCTGAATTACGTTTGATTGACCTGACACTACGCATGTTTACACAACCAACGTTAGAGTTAGATGATGACCTACTAATATCACACCTTAGTGACGTTAAAGCACGTAAGGATAAGTTGTTAGTAGATGCAGGTATTGATGATAAAAAAGACCTGATGTCCAACCCCAAGTTCGCTGAACTACTTAAAGGGCTTGGCGTAGAACCTCCCATGAAAATAAGCGCAACCACAGGTAAAGAGACACATGCGTTTGCAAAGTCAGACGAAGGATTTAAAGCATTACTCGAACACGAAAACCCAAAGGTAAAGTCTTTAGTAGAAGCACGTCTGGGTAACAAGTCTAGTCTTGAAGAGACACGTACACAGAGGTTTATAGACATATCCCAGCGTGGGCTTCTACCCGTACCTGTAAAATATTATGCCGCGCACACCGGACGTTGGGGTGGTTCAGATAAGATCAATCTACAAAACCTACCTAGCCGTGGTGCGAATGGTAAGAAGTTAAAGAGTAGTATAGTAGCACCCGAAGGACACACGCTGATTGATTGCGATAGTTCTCAGATCGAAGCTCGCGTGCTTGCATGGTTGGCAGGGCAAACCGATTTAGTTGCACAGTTCGCGGCAGGTGAAGACGTGTACAAATATATGGCGTCTAGCATATACTCAGTTTCAGTTAAGAACGTTACCAAAGATCAAAGGTTTGTGGGTAAGACTACAATTCTGGGTGCAGGGTACGGCATGGGGGCTGTAAAGTTCCAAGCGCAGTTACAAGGGTTTGGTGTTTACATTGAGCTTGATGAAGCACGCCGTATCATAGAAATATATCGTGGCACTAATGGAGCTATAAGCCAGTTATGGCGTGACGCTAACAACATGGTGCAGTACATGGCACGCGGAGATAGCATACAGTTTGGCAAAGAAGGTGTCTTGCAAGTAGACGCACGCAAGAACGCTATCATTTTACCTAATGGTCTACCTATGTTTTATCATGGCTTGGCGGCTGAACGCGGAGAGCGCGGGTATGAGTATACATACCGAACAAGAAAAGGCCCGAACCGTATATACGGGGGTAAGGTTGTGGAGAACGTATGCCAAGCTATAGCTCGCTGTATCATAGGGCATCAAATGATACTCCTTGCCAAGAGGTACAAGGCTGTGTTAACTGTACATGACTCGATTATTACCTGTGTTCCTGACGAAGAGTTGGTTGAAGCACAAGCGTACATGGAAGAGTGTATGAGCCAAACGCCTGATTGGGCAAAAGGTTTACCTATAACCTGTGAGAGTGGCACAGGCAAATCATATGGAGAATGTGAGTGACAAAAGTAGCACCGTGGTCTTTCAGTAAGATTAAAGCATTTGAGCAATGCCCCAAGCAATTCTACCATGACAAGATACTCAAAGAGTTCCCGTTTAAAGAGACAGATGCTACCCTGTATGGAACAGCTTTTCACAAAGCCGCAGAAGATTTTATTGGTAAGGACACTCCTCTACCTAAGAAGTTTAGCTTTGCGGAAGAGGCACTGGTATCGCTGAAAAACCGCACAGGCGAAAAACTATGCGAAATAAAACTAGGTATAAACTCTGATTTAGAAGCATGTGATTTCTACGCCAAAGATGTTTGGTTTCGTGGTATCGCTGACTTAGTTATACTGGACGGTGATCTCGCATGGGTAGTAGATTACAAGACAGGCAAGTCTTCTAAGTATGCAGACAAAGGACAGCTAGAGTTAATGGCGTTGGGTTTGTTTGCTAAGTACCCCCAAATTAAGACTGTACGTGCAGGGTTATTTTTTGTTGTATGTAATGACTTGGTAAAAGACACATACATGGAGTATGATAGCCATAAGCTGTGGGGGAAATGGTTAAGTAAGTACGACCAGATGAAGGCCGCGGCTGAAAACGATGTGTGGAACGCACGGCCTAACGGCTTATGCAGACGACACTGCCCTGTAATTGAATGTGTTCACAATGGAGCAAATTAATGCCATATAAAAATCCCAAAGATCGTAAGAAACAAAAGAATGCACCTGTAGGTAGTAAGGCGTTTGAGGCACGTATGGAACGGCAACGCGCCAGACGTAAGGTAGATAAGAATGGTGTAGATAAAAACAAAAACGGTAAAGCCGACAAACGTGAAGGTAAAGATGTTAGTCACAAGAAAGCCTTGTCCAAGGGTGGGTCTAACAAAGATGGTATACGTATAGAAAGTTCAAGTAAGAACCGCGCACGTAACTATAAAAAGAAGAAAAAATAGTTCGGGCAACTGCCCGAAAGGAGAACTAAGTGCGAATTATAGAAGACAAGGCGTTGCTATTAAAGCTACGCAATCCAAACCGTGTCACTAAAACAGTCCCAAAGAGTAAAGCTGTACGCGATAACGAAGTGTTAGTTAATTGGGGTATCGACGAGATGCACGCACTGCACGCACTTAATATTGATGTGCCTTCCCCCATACATGGACAATATACTTGGACGGGTAAGTATGATCCGTTTGCCCACCAAAAGAAAACAGCCGCGTTCTTAACTATGAACCGGAAAGGTTTTTGCTTCAACGAACAGGGTACAGGTAAAACGGCTAGTGCTATCTGGGCTACGGATTATCTGATGAAACAGGGCAAGATAAAACGTGCTTTGGTTATATGCCCACTGTCTATTATGGATTCAGCATGGCGTGAAGATTTATTTACTTTTGCACCGCACCGCACTGTGGATATAGCGCATGGTGTATCAAAGAAACGTAAAGCCATCATAGGGCAAGGCGCGGACTTTGTTATAATAAACTATGATGGAGTAGAGATTGTATCGGAAGAGATAGCCAAAGGCGGTTTTGATTTAATTATTGTAGACGAAGCAACGCACTACAAGAACGCTCAGTCTAAACGTTGGAAAATATTAAACAAACTCGTTAATGAAGATACATGGCTGTGGATGATGACTGGTACACCTGCCGCACAATCTCCGTTAGATGCGTACGGATTGGCAAAACTTATTGACCCTACGACTGTACCGAGGTTCTTTGGTTCGTTTCGTGATATGGTCATGCGTAAGATAACTCAGTTTAGGTGGGTGGTTAAACCTGAAGCTACTGACCTTGTGTTTAACGTGTTACAACCTGCCATAAGATTTACAAAGGAAGAGTGTCTTGACCTTCCTGACATGACATATGTGAAGCGTAAGGTAGAGTTAACAAGACAACAACAGAAATACTACAACATGTTGAAGAAAAAACTCACAATGAAGATACAAGAAGATGAAGTATCTGCAGTTAACGCCGCTGTTGTTATGAACAAGTTATTACAAATATCAGCAGGGGCTGTATACACCGATGAAGGTGATACCTTAGAGTTTGATATAAAGCATAGGTATAAGGTGTTACGAGAAGTAATAGACGAAAGTAGCCAAAAAGTGCTTGTTTTCGTACCTTTCAAACATACCATTGACATACTAACAGATAAGTTACGTAGTGACGGGATTACTACTGACGTTATTCGTGGCGATGTACCTGTAGCTAAACGCACAGACATATTTAAACGGTTTCAAACAACGAGCGACCCAAGAGTTTTAGTTATACAACCGCAGTCTGCGGCACATGGTGTTACGTTAACAGCAGCTAACACAGTAGTCTGGTGGGGGCCAACGCCTTCGTTAGAAACTTATGCTCAAGCAAACGCACGGGTTCATAGGTCTGGACAGAAGCATCCCTGTACTGTTGTACAGTTGCAAGGTTCTGCCGCGGAAAAGCGTGTTTACGCACTTCTTGACAATAGAATTGATGTACACACAAAAATGATAGATTTATACAAAGAACTACTTGACTAGCGTATTACTAGGTACTAAAGTGTAATTCTCGTTAGAGCAGGAGAACATAAAATGAGTGATAACACCGAAGTCCCTGCAGACAAACTTACTAAGGCTTATATAAAGATAAGAGCAGAAAGAGCCTTACTGTCTGCAGATTACAAAGAAAAAGATGGAAAGTTGGTACGCCAACTAGACACTTTGAAGAAAGCGTTACTAGATTATTGCGATGCACATAATGTAGAAAGCGTAAGAACCTCTGAAGGTTTGTTTTTTAGGTCTACTAAAACAAAATATTGGACTGGAGATTGGGAATCCATGTACTCGTTCATAAAAGAACATGACATGCCCGAATTTTTGGATCGTCGTTTGAACCAGACTAATGTAAAACAGTTCTTGGAGGAAAATCCTGACGTGATGCCGAAAGGTCTTAACGTCGATACAGAACATGTAATATCAGTTAGGAAAAAATGATGAATGAAGAACCATTTGTGCAGATAGAGGAGTTGTCAAAGCATTTTGCAGTGTCAATTTCTACAATCCGAGCGTGGGTTAGGCAGGGGCATATCCCTAAATCCACGTATATAAAGATCGGTAATACTTACCGGTTTAACAAAACCTCAGTTACAGAAGAACTAACTAAAGCAATACAAGATGTACACGAGGAACCAACCGAAACTCAGCTTGATTTTGATTTCAACGCTGACGACGACGTATAACAAGCCAGAAGGAGAACAACATGGCAGAAACTTACATTATTGAAAACGTAGAAGCATTATGGCCTAAGATCGACAAGACGTATACGTTCGATCAAAGCGTAAAACGTAGTGTGCCTTGTAGTCCAAGAGACCAGAATGCAGAGTTTTCTATTGCATTTCGTATGGATAGCGCGACAGCTAAAGCGTTATTTATGCAGATGAAGGCCGCGTATGATGCTAACAAAGAGCCTAAATGGGCAGACAAGTTAGTTAACCCGTTTGTTAAAGATGACAACGGTACATACACTCACAAAGCAAACCTAAAAGGTGCTTATAAAGGTGAAGTCACTAACAAACCACTCCAAGTGGATTCACAAGGCACACCATTGCCAGAAGATTTTCAATTAACAACAGGTAGTACAGTAAGTGTAGCTGTGCAGTTGATACCTTATGACTTTGGTGGTAAACAAAGTGTGTCGCTACGACTAAAAGCTGTACAGGTTATTAAGTATGTTCCTATGGAAGTACGTAATCCGTTTGGTGCTGTAGATGGTGGCTTTGTTATGGAAGACGCTAATCCTTTTGCATCAACACCTAAAGCTGTGAAGAGCAATAACGTGTTAGATGAAGCTCCCGCAGATGACGGGTTTGACGAAGAGCCAGTAAAAAGAACCGCTAAAAAAGCGGCGGCTGTGCCACCTTCTGACGACGGAGACTTAGGTTCGATCATAGATAATTGGGACGACTAAACTATCCCTGCCACGGCTATTTGTTTAGCCGTGGTTAACTTTATTATGACGAGTGGTGACAATGAAAACAAAAAACTTTTTAGAATTATTATTAGCAGACGAAGGCCATTACTGCGTTTTTGCAACTAAAGGCGGTGCGCCTAAACAAAGTTTCTACAACAATGTAAGTGATGTTTTAGATGCCGCATATGATTACGATGCCAACGGACACGACGTGTATTTTGCATTGGCTACGTTAGAGACAGCAGGGTCTCGCAAAGCAGATAACGTGCGTGGCATGAAATCTTTTTTCCTAGACCTAGATTGTGGTGAAGGTAAAGAGTTCCCCGACCAAGAAACTGCTATTGTAGAGCTACGTGCTTTCTGTAAACGACATAAACTACCTAACCCTACACTTGTTAACTCGGGGCGTGGTGTACACGTCTACTGGATTTTGTCTGAGTTGGTATGTAAGGACGATTGGCTACCGGTAGCTGAACGCCTCAAACAACTATGCAAAGAAGACGGGTTTGAAGCTGATCCATCTGTTACGTCAGACGTAGCACGAGTTTTGCGGATACCATCTACGCATAATCATAAAGGTACTCCACCTATACCCGTAACGTTTTATGGTGTTGAAGAACCTAGGACTATTTCTTTTGATGTTTTTTCTGATTTATTAGGCGGCGACCTGATACCAGTTCCAACGAAGTACAAAGCTAACAGCACAAGCGCGTTCTTAGATGCTATAAATGAGAATCAAAGAGGTAGCTTCAAACGTTTACTAATAAAGACTGCCAAAGGTACGGGTTGTGCGCAGATAAAGTACATAATAGAAAATCAAAAAACTGTATCGCATGATTTGTGGCGTTCGGGTTTATCTATTGCAAACGTGTGTACAGACGGGGACAAGGGCGCAGAGCTGATGTCCAGTAAACATGACGACTACAGTTTAAGTAGAACATTGCGGAAGATGCAGGATACAGGGGGGCCGCACTTCTGCAGTACGTTCTCTACACATAACGAGTTATGTGATACGTGTCCTAACAATGGTAAAATATCTACACCTGCTATGCTTACAAAAGAGATAGCAGAAGCATCTCCAGAAGATAATATAGTAGAAGAAACTTTTGGCGATACAACAAAGACAGTAGAAATACCTGTGTTTCCAAAGCCTTACTTTCGTGGACAAAATGGGGGTGTATACATACGTGGTACAAACGCTGACGGTGACCCAGAAGAGGTTTGTGTATACCATAATGATTTCTATGTGACACGCAGGTTACATGATGTAGAGTTAGGTGAAGTAATAGCGTTTGCGTTACACTTACCAAAAGACGGGATAAGGGATTTTATTGTGCCACTATCTGCGGTTACAGCACGGGAAGAGTTTCGTAGGCATATGTCTATGCAAGGTATAACTACTTTTGGGAAGGATATAGATAAACTAATGTCATACACAGCCGCGTGGATTAACGAGCTTCAACAAACCACTACAGCCAGTCAAGCACATCAACAGTTTGGGTGGGTTGACGACAAGAAAATGGACGAGTTTGTGTTAGGTGACCAACTCATTAGCGCTCACTCGATAGGTTATAATCCCCCCTCTGCAAAAACATCAGGGTATATAGACAGGTTTAAGACCGCAGGTACTAGGGAACGTAACAAAGAAATAATAGATTTTTACGATCAAGACGGGATGGAACTACAACAGTTTACTGTATGCGCAGGGTTCGGCACAATTCTTATGCCCTTAACAGGTTTATATGGTCTAGGTATACATCTGTTTGGAGATACAGGTGGTGGTAAAACAACCGCTATGTATACAGGTACTTCTATATTTGGTGACCCGTTTAAACTAACAGGCACTAAGGCTGATACAGCTAACTCTCGTATGAACGTAGCTGAAGTTATGCACAACATGCTTCTTAATACGGACGAGATGACAAATATTCTTGGCAGACACGCCTCGGACTACGCATATCAGTTGTCTGAAGGGAAGCAGAAAAATCGTATGGCAGGTGGGGGCAACTACGAACGTGTTAGGGGCAAGCCTTGGAGGCTCATAGCTGTATCTTCTGGTAACGTCAGTATGTATGCACAGATGGCTATGGCAAAAGGCAATACTAAAGCTGAGATGCAACGGTTGTTAGAATTGCGCGTAGACGAGATGAATTTGGTAGAGGTCGATCTGCTTACAGGGGCTAAACTGTTTGCAGATATACAAGACAATTACGGTCATTACGGGGTTGAGTTTGTGCAGTACGTAATTCAAAACAAGGACACGATTAGGGCAGACTACGAAAGTATAAAGGTAAAGCTAGATAAAGCCGCAGGGTTAAACCAGAAGAATCGTTTTTGGTCTGGGGGTTGTTCCGCGATACTGGCAGGGGCATTAGCCGCAAAGCGTGCAGGTATAATAGACTACGACCTGAAGAAATTGTTTAAGTGGATAGTGTCACAACTAAGAATTACTAAAGCATTTGTAGACGACAGCACTGCGTCTATTCAGACTTTGGTAACAGAATTTACTACAGAACATTGGGGTAGCATACTTAAAATTAAGAGTACAGAAACTGCGCATTCTACAGATGGTGTAGCTCCTATGGTTATACCAGAACAAAACCCACGCGGTATGTTTGTAGCGCGATATGAAACAGATACTCACATGTTATACATAGTGCCGAAAGTGTTTAAGTCTTGGCTTGGTGAGCAAAAGTTAGATTATGTTAGTGCTGTAGAAGGTATGCAAAAAGAGTTGGGGGGTAAAAAACTAAAGATGCGTTTGAGTAAGGGTACTAATTTTAACCTGCCGCCTATCTGGGTGTTGGCAGTTAAGTTAGAAGGGTTTACAGGTGTATCAGAAACCTCTGAAGATTGATGATCTCGACCCCGATAAAATAAAAGTTACCGTGTCGTGGGAAGATATGGTTATAGGTGCGTCTGTTTTTATACCTTGTGTTAACACTGAGAAGGCCAAACAACAGATGGAAAAGATTGCAAAAGACAAATCGTGGCAAGTAGCTGTACGCGTTTGCATAGAAAATGAAATGTTTGGGGTTCGCATTTGGAGAATAGTGTGATAGTCTACCCATGACAAGTTTGGACAACTTGTCGTTCTCCGTTCTGAACTCCCCCGACTGGCTAGGTTTCGCACTGCAACGTCGGGGGTTTTTTATTTGAACAGTTGAACGCCTTGATCATACTCTTCTAAACTACGGCGCATCATTGGAGTATACTCTATTCCACCTACCATTTTGCCTGAACGGATGTTAAATGCCCTACGAGATTTCTTGATGGTGTCCGATAGTATGATGTTTTTGGCACGAGCGGCACCAGAGAGACCCTTATTATACTTCCTTATGGCCTTTAATGCAGATTTATAAGCTTCTCTATCATTATTTGCCGCGGCAATATTCGCTCGACGTAAGAGTTTAGTTCGTTTTTTGCTTAGATAACCACTCTTCCGGCGTTCGTTCTTGTTTATCTCATATTGTTTTATGAGGTCGGCGTTAGCAAACCCAGCAAACTGCCCTAGTACCTGTGCAATACCTATATCTTCAACAACAGCATTACCTCTACGCGTAGTAACTTCACCCGTGGCTAATTGTTTGCCGCCTTTTATTACGTTTCTAACTGCGGCAGGAGCCATAGCTTCTACACCTTTAAGTACATCACCTTCTCCAATAAGATCAATACCACGTTCAGCACTTAAATAGATACCCACAACAGGGCCACCTAGCTGTTCTAATAAAGTCCAAAGTGTGGCTTGATCTTTATCTATAATTGGTGGGCGATATAGTAAACTATTTAGACCAATACGACTTGCAACGTCTACACCCAAAGCGGTATTTACAAGCCCTTTGTATATACCTTCGCCAACAGATTTACGCAACATAGCATCAAAATCATCTTCGTCATCATCTACAAACAAGTCATATATAGCCCCGATTGCACCCATCAATGGCATACCTGCAAGACCTGCAAATAATCCAGTGGTTACAAAGAACCGCCCTAACTGCCCTTGAGCAATACGCCTGTTCTCTTTTGTTTGTGCATCACCACCTGCTTGAAAAGCGTCGTTCGTCATAGTCGCCATCATGTGATATTTACTTATAGCAAAACGTTTGAACAACATTGCTACGTTACCTAAACCCGATTGAGCCATGACAGGACGACCTGCTGATGCTGTAGCACCAAGGGTAAACTCTGTTTCACTAACTGCCATTCTAGCCGCATCTTGTTTTTGTGTAAGACTAAGCGGTTTACCGGCATTGTTTGCACGTAGGCGATCTAATTCTAACATGTATGTAGATGTCATAGCAACTTCGCGGTTGTAACGTTCTGCATGGTGGAACAAGAAACTTGTCCAAGAATTTATTTTCTCTACTGCATCTTTTGCGTTACCCATATCCAGTTCTTCTTGGTTTAAAGACTGGTTTATCTGTGCGCTGTCTTCAGCTATGTCCGCCAACACTTCTATGTCTTTTAGTTCTGATGGTAAGTTAGGGTCGGTATAATCATAGTTACCGATAGAGAAACCCGCTTTGCCAGTGTTAACTTTTTCTTTTGCCATTGTACCGTCTGGTTGCATAACTGCTACCATTTTAGTTTTAGGACTTCGTGCTAGTATAGATGTGGCTTTACCCATAGCTTTGAATGTAGCTTTATCGCCATATTTACCCATTAATCTAGGTGCTGTACTCATAAACACATCGAACGTAGTAATAGCCGCTGAAGATAGGTTCCAACCCATAGTCCATGCGTACCCACCTGCTGTTAAAGTCTGTGACCACCTTGGTACATTAGGGCGTTGTGCAAAGTTAACAATTTTAGATATGTTATCTTTATATAATTTTGTAATGTCATCCATAGTCTTGCCCTCAACAGGGTCTAAAACATCACGTTTAAACGCTTCTAGTTTTGCACCAAATTCCATTTGTACAAGTTGGCGGTTATAGTCACGACCTTTACTTTCTACAGTATCTATTAGGTCATAAGATGTTTCTGCTAAACCTGTTGGAGTTATATCCCCTAAGAAACCTCTAATGTTTTTACGGTTGCGAAGACCTTGCATGAAAGAACGTTCAGGCATACTGTCTAGTGCGAGGTCAACAATAAGTTGTTGGGTAGCTTTATCTATTCCTTGGCTTTCAAGGGTTTTTAACACATTGTAGATAAAAGAACCCGATGGTGCTTTACTGTAATCAAACACACTATCTTTAGTTCCCTCTACCCAAGGCATTTCTATCTGCGAACGAACTTTTTTGTTGTTAGGATTTTTTGCAATCCACGCATCGTTATATTCTTTAAGGTTTTTCTTAGCTTTTTCTCTTGATCTTACAGTTCTAAAATACTCTACAAACATTTCTGGGTTACCCGTTACAGGGTCTACAGCAGTGTATTGTAACCTATAATTACCCGTACGAGTTAGTGGAGCAAAAGGTTTAATAACTCCACGTTCCATGTTTAGAAGTTCTGCTATCTTATCCCTAGCTTTCTTTTGTAGCTGTGGGTCTTGAACAGTTGCATTAAGTCTAGCGTCTACCGAATCCATAATATCTTTTAGAGCAAATTCAAAAACGTTAGTAACAGTCTTATATAAGTCTTGTCCTTCTTTACCTAATGCTTTGTATTGCCTTCTTAGTTCCGCATGAACTGCCTTTGCATTTTTTATGTTATATGCTTCATCACCTTCTTTGTACCCATAAGCTTTGTTAAAGTCTGCTTCTCTCGGATCAATACGGTTGTATGTAGCAGTTGGAACCATTGATTGCAAAGTTAGAAACTTTTTTGCTTCACGTTTTCTGTAATTGCGTAGTTTATTAACTACAGGGTCTAAGGAAGCATTGCGCCTACGCAAAGACGAACTCATATTATTTATTATAGTGTTAAGACCCGTTGCCCCGGGTATACTTGGTTCCGCTAATGCTCCTAAGATGTTAACAGGTTGTAATTTTAACCAGACATCTTTTGCTTTGTTAGGTGTTTTACTAACCATCCATGATTTACCTTCTTGTACATAATCATAGATTTCTTTTTTAGTGGTGGCCTTAGTCGCGTTAGGCGCACCAAGTTTATTTACTAACTTAGCCGCCCCTGCAGGGGTTGAAGCTTCCATGTATATTTTAGTAGCTGCACGCCCATCGTATGTAGGTGCAATTATTTCTTGTACCAGTTTGTCAACTGCATCAAATGTAGAAGTCTCAGGTACTGTTGCAATACCCATCTTCGTACGCACAAAGTTAGCCAAGGCTCGAATCAACTGCATCCACGGGTTTCTGCCGTTAACAGTAGTTGTTTTTAGTTGATTTGAAAACTCAGGGTTAGCTTGATATTCTGCAACAAACTCATCTAAACTGGTTAGGCCGTACTCTCCAGCCAACTGCTCTTTAACACCTTCAAATATTTTAGTGAGCTTTTTAGTTAGTGGGTGTGACTTGTTAGCTATTGTAGCAGAAGTAACCGCGTGGAACATCTCGTGAAGTAGTGCGTGCGTGTTGATACCAGCTTCTGCGTCTAACGCTATCGTGTTAGTTTTTGGATCAAAATAACCTGCTAATTTTGTAGACCCATCGTCAGTCTTTAGGTTCTTCTTAATTACAAGCTTTGTGTTACCTACATTTTCTGCAAATGTTTTGGCTAGTTTAGATGTAGCGCGAGACCCTGCAGTGGCCTGCAACCCAACCAACGCATCTTGTAGTTTACCTGCTAGTAGAGCTTTACGTACTTGTGGTCGTAGCGGTAAGTCTATGACTAGCTCTGCAGGTAGTTTAAACACTTTGTTTATTGCGTTATCTCGTTCAGCTTCTGCCGCAACTTTTTCTGCTTTAAGGTTTCTACGTTGTTGTTCTTGCTGTTTGATACTAGCTTTTTGTCTGTTGTTTATATTCGCATACGCAGTTATAGCCGAGTTTAACTCTGTCTCAATGTAACTTTTTAGGTTTTTAGACCCTTTACCATCTGGTAAAACTCTTACAGCACCTGCCTTAGTAACATCCACACCAAACCATTTTAGAACTTTAGCACCAGATATTTTACCCATAGAAGGTAAGTTGTTGCTAGGGTCAGCTAAGTAAAACTCACGTTGCATTACCTGTTGTGGTAGGTCTCCTGATAAGTCGTTACTATCAGCAGTACGTGTTTCTCCGCTAGCAACATCTTCTATAGCTTGTGTTAATGCGGAATCAAACGTGGGGAACTGCCCAAAGTATCTTTGTATTGCATTTGTAACTGGCGTACCTTTGGTACGTGTCTTATCCATTTCGGAAAGTACAGCTTTCTTAGCGGCGTTATCAAACTCATCTATAGTAACTTCAGCATCTAAGTCCTTACCCATACGTTGTACATTAACAGACTTACGTGTGTATACAGCCGCCTGTTTTGCATTGAGTTCTTTAGATTCAGACTTGCGTGCTGCAACTTTTTCTTTCTGCGATTCAGCACTCTCTGCTCTTTGTTTAGCAGTAGTCTGTTTAGGTTTATCTTTAACGTCTTTTGCTTTATCTTCAGGAGCAAGTGCCGTACCCTTTTTACCAAGTACAGGCATAACTTTTCGTACGTCCTTATCTTTTGGTTTATCTTTTGGTTTAGCTTCTGATTTTGGTTCACGTAGTTTTTCTTCTATGTACATCTCTATCCCTACTTCCATAGGGTCTAAGATACCTTTAGCTTTTTCTCCACCACGAATATATTTTATCTCAACAGGTATACTTTCTCTACCACTACTAATTGCTTCGGCAAGTCTATTATTACCTTCAACAATAAATGGAGTACCATCTTCACGCACTTCAACCAGTATAGCGCCTAGCTTCGAGTCGTACCCATCTTTTTCTATACTCTTACGTAGTCTATCTGCTTTCACACCTGTACCGCGTGTAGCCTCTTCGCCTAATGCGCCTTTTACGTTTGCCAGTATCTCAGGGTTTAAATTAACAGTACGGTTGCCATCAGCGTCTTCAAAGTATGCCGAAACTGTTGCAGGTCTTCCTATGTTACTTTCATAAGTATCTTTCTTTGCAGCCTTCCTACTCTTAGCTGCAGCTTTGTTCTTATCTGCAAGATATTGTTCGTTAGGTACTGATGTCTCTACAAGTTTAACTCCTGCGGCTTCTAATGCAGTTGGTTTTGCTCTCTTTGTTCCATCAGGCAGTCCAGAGACCACGCTAGTGCTTCCCAATCCGCCATCTGTAGGTGGTCCAGATTTTTTGGTATCTTTCTTGGCATCGGCATCTCCAGCAGGGTCAATGTTGTTGGCTCCGTCCACATCTTCGCTAGGAGGTCGAACGCCGTCTCTACCTGCGTCTGGCTTAGCTCCTTTAATCGGTTCATCAGCTTTTCCTCCTTCTTCTGCATTTAACCCTAAATCACTTGACTTTAAACGTGGATATTTTGTTTCTAAGTCTTTTCTTATGTCAAATTCTACAGTTGGTCTTATTTGGTACTGCGATTTTACTTTTGCTTTAGTTTTATCAATCGAGTCGTCTGTTTCTGGTAAAGCTTCATTTCTAAGAGCTTCCATACGAGCGTCTTCGTCTTCTTTAGCTTTAACTCTACCAGCTTCAGCTTCAACGTTTCGTTGTTCTCGTGTAAGTACATTACCTTCACTATCAGAAGTCAAACCTAGGCTTTCTGGCCCTTCTATTTGCAAACGATTTTTTAATTCTTCTTCTGCATCAAGTTCTGCTTTTGCACGTAAAGCTAAGTCGCTACCGCGCTTGCCCATCTCTTCGGATACAACACCCTCAAGTTCTGCAAAAGGTATCCCAGTTTCAGCAACAATGCTTTGCATTTTCTCAAGCGGTACAGCACCATCTGCATCTAAAGCTTCACCTATTGCAGCTCTAGCTTGTGGTACACGTTGGTCTTCTATCTGTAACGATCCTAAACCCTGCCGTTGATCTTCAATACGTTTATCTCGCATATCTTCAATCGCTAGAGGCTGTCCATCTGGACCTGCTTTGCGGCTGTTTGTAAACGCATCAACAAAGAATTGGATAGTAGCACCTGCACCACCACCTAGCAACGCAGATTCACCTGTACCTTCTAATATAGCTCGCTCTGGATTATACCCACGCTCTGCTAAGTTTTGTACAATCTCTGCGGAAGCTTCTTGTGCGGCTTCTCCACCACCAGTTATAGCTGCGTTTTGTATCTTTTGCCCGATAGTTTCTACTGTTTCAGGGCCAAGGTCTTTGATAAACTTACCGATTACAGGAACATCTACAGAACGCATAAAGCGACCTAGTGGTGCAACTTCTAGTAAACCAAACGGTGCGGCTTGCCGTATAGCACGATTACGCTGTTCTTGTGTTGCACCTCCAGCACGAGCGCGTTCACTGGCTTCACCTGCGGCTGTGCCTACACCTAACAACGCACCTGCACCAGTGGCAATACCTGTAGTAGCGGCGGCTCCGAGAGAAACAGGGGCAGCGGCAATACCTGCGGCAATACCCGCTATAGGAGCAGCAAACCCTGCGATAGAACCAAACACACTACCAATTTTATACCCAAGGTCGTCTTGGTCACCGCCACTTGGTTTTATGGCATCTGCCACACTTTGTATTTTCTTTCGGGCTGCAAGTTCGTTTTCTTCACCAAGTAATGTAGCTGCACCGAGAGCAGCCATTTCACCTGTACCTACAAATCCTGCCCCAAACCCAGAAGCAAGATCACCTAGTAATCCTGTTTCTTCTTCAGCTATAACAGGCTCTTCTATAGGTATAGCTTTAGTTTCCGCTAACCTACTTGCGATAGCTTCATCGCGACGTCTAGTTGGTTCAGGTGTTTGAAATCTTTGTTGCCTATTAGCTAGCAACAATAACTCATCCAAAGATGTATCTTTGGGAGCCTCTACTTGTACCTGCGAACCATCTTCTAGGTTAAGTGTATGTATTCCCATAAATCTACTCGCTGTACGATGTGCTGGTTACCGAATCTTTTTCTATCGTTGGTTCTATACCGTATTGACTCAATACTTGAATTGCAAACTGTTCTGCGTCTAACAAGCTAGTACCTGTGGGTTTGCCATCTTCGCCAACACCCCTACCAAACTTGTTCATCATATCTTCAGTCATGGAGAGAGCCATCGCTGCAGCTTTATCAAATTTTTCTTGTAAGGCTGCTACCTGTTCAGGCTCTAACCCCATTAGTTCTGCGTTTTCAAGTTCTGTTTTTGCCACCTCTACACCGGCTAACGCATTAGCTTCTTTGGCGATCTGTTCTCTAACCTGCAATGTACGGAATATAGTGTTGTTTGCAGCGGTAACTCTTGCGGCTTCTGTAGCATTTTTGTCTTTTAGTGCTGCCAAATCTAATTTGTTTTGTTCTATAGCCAATGTAGCGGAACGGTATGCTTGAGTATTGTCGCCTTCTATCTTACGCAATATACGATCTGCATTTTTTTGTGCGTTGGTAAGGTCTTGACCCCTTAGTTGCACACCTGCCTGTAGCGCGGTACGTTGGTTTTGTTGCGCTTGAGAATATAGTTCACGACCTAAAGTAAGTCCAGATTGTGCCAACCCTGTATCGGTTGTCATCTTATCTTTCTCCATGTTGAACTTATCCATCAGGCGACTTCTTCGATCTCTACGCTGTGAATTAGCTAAGTTCATAGATGCAGCTCCTGCGGATGCAAAAGTAGTCCCTATGTTTGTTGTACCTGCAGCACCCATCAAGAATGACTTTAATCTATCTCTACGTTCTCTGTCTGGGTCGTAGTTTTCTACATCGAACGCAGCCATCTCTGATACCATGTCGTCATACTTAGCGGCTTTTTCCGCACGTCCTGTATACGCATCTGATTCTGCAAAGCCACGTTGCATAGCAGCATTTGGGTCTTCGGCAGTGAAGCCCATGTTACCCATAAGAGTGTTCATATCTATGCCACTACCTGTTGTCGGCGTACCTTCCCCAGCTACGGGTTCTTCTTTGGCAGGAGGAGTCTGATTAGCTTGAACACTATCTTGGCCTAACGTTTCTCCACCCATAGGTTCTTTAACAGGGGGAACTAACGTTTGTATTCCTGCTGGAGCATCGAGAGAACCGTCATCTGGCCTCTGTGTAGTAGCGTTACTAGGAGGTAACATAGCATCAGATAGAGGAACACCTGTGTTTTGAAGTCCTCCGGGATTAGCTAGCCGTAAAGGATCAACACCCTTTTCTGCTTCCGGAGCAAGTGATTCTCCTAAAATATCTGCTATTTTTTGTTGTGTATCTTTACCTACAGAAAGACTACTTACAGAACCTTTTTCAACTTGGTTTATAAGCCTATCTGCAGTACCACCAAATGCTCTTTGGAATGCAGCTTTCTCGTCAAGCGTAAGTTTTCTACCCTTTGAGAACAATCCTTTTTGTCCACTAACACCTTCACCTCCGGCAAAAGCAACTATGCCTCCACCAGCCATACGAACGGGGCCACCACTGTTTGCGGCTTGAGCCATACGCGCCCCTGCTAAACCTTGAGCTTGTGGTGGTACGTTAGGACGTGGTTTACCCATCAACCCTGCTAACCCTGCACCGCCACCCATCTGCGGTTTACTTGCCCCCTGTGCCATACGGCTCATGTTCTTCTTTTGCATAGCTGCTTTTTGGTCGAGCGTACCTTTTGTACGTCCTGCTAACTCACTAAGAGAACCACCCATAGCGCTTTTTGTGAGTTCAAGTGCTTCTGCTTCACGTTGTTGTGCTATAGTGTTAGGGTTTTGTTGTGCTTTAAGTTGCATATCTGCAGCGACTTGTTTCTTTTCAGACGTAAGTTTTTGTAACGCTAGTAAATCAAGCAGCTCTTTGTTCTGCCCGTAACGTTGTTGAAGTTTTTGTGGGTTGCCTCGGTAGGCATCCATGCGTTGTTCTACTTGTGCGTCTAAACCGCCGTCACCTAAAGCCATTATTTTCCTCCTCCACCGCTAGTAGGGGATTTGCTTCCACCAAATAGAGTATCGTATAACTCCATCATACCGCCGGAAGTACCTAAGATGTTTGATAATTTGCTTGGCTGTGCGTAAGAGTAAGACTGTGCTTCGATAGGTAAGCCTTGTAGTAAAGATTGCATATACTGCACTTGTTTGTACGGGAAGTCACGTTCTTCTTCAAACTGTAAACGATCTGCTGTAATACCTTCAGATTCAATACCTCTTTGCGTTGCACCCATATTAGCTAGTGCAGCCAAACCTTCTGTACCATACAAATTTACTTTGTCTTGCGCTGTCATTGCACGATCTTGTGCAGTGTTAAACTGTTGTAACCCTCTATCGTACGCATCTGCGTAGCCTTGTCCTGTAATAGCTGAAAGGTTTTGCCCTAGATTACGGTTAGCCTCTGCATTAAACAAGGCTTGTGCTGATCCTCCGTACGCACCTGCAAACTTATTAGCATTTTGCGCGGCTGTAATACCTGCTTGGCGTCTAGCCTCTTCTAGCTGTGGGTCTAACGATGCTTGCAGATATGGGTTCATATACTGTTGTGCTACATCCCCTGTAAACTGTTGTTGTTCATAGCCCCCTACACCCATTGTATCTGTAGGTAATGTTAAACTACCCAACCCTGCAAAAGCCTTATCTTGCAGTTCGGAAGTACCTGCAGTGAGCGGTCCCATGTATGCGTTGTAGCCTTCGTCTGCAAGAGCTGCACCTTTTCCAAGCATCTCAGTTACATATGGGCCTGCCCAACTAGATAAAGATGATTCTGTACCTGTTGCTTTTCCCGCCATTGGGTCTACGGGTGCGGTTACGTCGCCTTCAGCCATGTTCTACCTCCTACGCGGGTATAAATTTTTTGGGGTCTATCTCTTTACCCTGTTTTTCGTTACCTGTACGTGCTTTACGTACTCTATCCATCATGTCTTTTAATACTTTAGCACCTGCATCAGAGTTACCATTGCCAAGATGACTTACAACGTCAGCAGGAATAACAAACTCACCATCACTCAATCGTGCTTCTTGCTGTCCATCTATACTTGCAGGTACTTCATCCGCCATACCATCGCTAGCACCATCTAAGTATTTACCCTTTTTTAGTTCTGCAATACCACCGGTAGCCATTTGTACTACTTCGTTTTCATAAGTAGGAACGGAAGGTATCCCTTCTGATGTAGGAGGTTTAGCTTGCATGTTTGCTTGTGTGGCAATTCCCGCGGGTACTCTTGCCCCACCGGGTCTTCTACGCTCTTGTCGTGCAGGATTAGACGCATTAAGTGCCGCTAAACCCTCTGCAGACATAGGCTCTGCTGGCGGGGTATCCGCCTTGGGTTTATATTGTGTTTGTGTAAAATACCGTTGTCCACCACTTCCGGGGCGTCTGTTAGGATCATATGTGCTAGATACTGTTTGCCTTTGCGCAGTGTACTCAGGTATACCACCTTGGTATCCAGTTTGAGGAATTTCCCCACTTGTAAAATCACCAAATAAACCACTGTTTAGTAGTAACGAACCGCCACCTACAAGAGCAGCTTCTCCTGCATCACTTTTAGCAAAGCCTAATAAATCATCCCAAAAGCTCATTATGTTTCTCCAAGTATTCTTAGTAGCATATCATTTTCATCCTCTACCTGTCCACCCTGTGCGAACCCACTAGCACGAGAAAATGGCCTTAACGTTTGATTTGCAGGTTGCATAACATCGCGTTGTCCAAATGGAGAGCCAAACATACTTTCTTGTTGCGGTGTAGCAAAGATACTTTCTCCACCAATGTCATATAAATAGTCTAATTTTACTTTGTCTCCAGACTTAACATCTACACGTTGCCCACCAATATCATCTGATTCAGCTAGTAGTTTTTGGAACTCTGCAAAATTTTGTTGGTTTGTCTGCGTGTTAATCTGTGTGTTCATGTCCGTTATCATATCAGTAACTGCGTCATTCTTTGTATCCATCTCTGCATACAAGCCAGTGGCAGGGTTAAACATAGAAGTATCCGCAAAGGTAACATCGTTACCCTGTAGCTTATCTGATAACATGTTCTGGTCGTTTATGTCAACGATACCATCACCTGTAACATCATACTGCGTAATTAACTCTTCGCTAACGTTTTCTTGCGCAATTAAGTCTATAACAAAGTCTATATCTGTCTCAGTAACCTTCCGCGCAGGTTTACCAATAAGGTCGGCTATAGTATCTACATCCAAGCCTAATGCGGCTAGATCACTAGAAAGAGTACCTATACTTCCTTCTAACCCACTAATCCCAGTTTCAAACTTCTCTGTAAGGTTAGCTTCTGTAGTGCCAAGTTCCTCAAGAATGTTAGCTTCAGTAGTCCCTAAATCATCAGCAAGTTCGTCTAATGCAGCGTTAACATCGCCGTTATTCTCTTCGATAAGTGCGGTTAGGTTTGTTTCTAAGTTACTAACGCTTTCCTCTACACCACTAATCCCAGTTTCAAATTTGTCTGTGAGGTTAGCTTCTGTAGTACCAAGCTCCTCAAGTATGCTAGCTTCACCCACTCCCATAGCAGTTGCAAGTTCGTCCAACGCAGCAGAAACATCACCGTTATTCTCTTCGATAAGTTCAGTTAAGCTTGTTTCTAAGTCGGATATAGCCTCTGCATTTACTCCTGTAGCTTCATCAACTATATCTTGAACATCTTCAGAACTAAGGTTGTTCATATCTGCTAAGGCATCTTCTATTGCAGAGGATACATCCGCATCACTAAGGTTATTCATGCCCGCTAAAGCATCTTCTATTGCAGAGGATACATCTTCAGGACTAGCTGATTCTGGTAAATTGCCTATAGCTGTGTCTATAATATCCTTCACATCATCCGCAGTGAGTGGATCATCTACAGGTTCGGATGGAATAAGTTCATCAACCGAGTCATCAGGAGTAGGGCCAATCGGCATTGGAAAAATAGCGTCGTCACCTACAGGTTCGGATGGAATAAGTTCACCAAAATCATCGTCAGGTATATCAGGAAAAGGAGTAAAATCACTTTCACCCTCTTTTGGGTCTTCAACTGGAAGAGTCCCGCTAGCAGGAGGTTTTACTACCCAACCACTACCTTCTACAGGGGTATACCCACTGTTAGGAGCGCTGTAAGTTTCACCTGTAATTTCGTTTACATAATCAACCATAACCGGTGAAGTTATACTTCCCGCTGGTGGGGGTGTAATCCCATCAGGGACTTCTCCAGAAGATGGTTTATCGCCAAAGGGAGGGCGATTATTGTCAAAAATTGGGTCACTATCCCCCATATCAGGATAATACCCAGCAAACACGTTGTTGCCGTCTGCATCAGTATAAAACAGAGATTTATCTTCTATTTCTGCTATAGCAGCGTTTAAAGCTTCAGTTTCATCAGGGTTTTGCCCTACAAATTTTTCAGCCTGCTCGTCTGTAAGAGTTATGCCCGATGCTTCTGCTGCGGCTTTTACTTCGTCTACGTCTAAATAACGTTTGTCTATATAACTTGCCACTAACGTAGCGACTTCAGAGTCAGGTCTGTTAGATACAAAAGATTCTATTTCTGCTTCTGTAGGTATATAATCAGGGTTTTGATTCTCAAACGCTTTTGCAGCTTCTGCAGTGCTTACATATTGTGTATCATATGAAGTGTTTAGTATGTTGTTTAGTATTACATTGTCTGTAATACCTAGTTCCCCTAAAGCTGCTACAGCAGCAGTGGAATTACCTGCATTCCCCATTGCATTTATAACGCTTGAGTTAACTGACATCAATGTATCAGCTACTGCGTTACCAGTGTAGATACCTCCTGAAGTTCCCGCACCCGTCAGTTTACCAAGTATTGCTGACCCAGTAACATTACCCGCTACATCGTATGTCGGGTCAATCATAGCCAAAGACATACCGGTTATAAGTTGTGGTAAACCTTCTTCAATACTTTCAGTGACACCTTCTTTTACAGTTACTGTACCACCTTCTTTTATTTTCTTAAACAACGCGTTAAACGCACCTGTTGAAACATCATCAACTTTGTCCCCAAGAACAGATTTTGCAAGAGCTTGTCCACCAATGCCAGCAGTTGCAGCTAGGGTTATAACTGCAGTAGTACCCGCCGCTTGCGCAATATCAATAGCATAATCCGTTGCTTCTTGTTCGGACATCCCAGTCTTTATTGCTGTAGCATATGCTTCGTCGAACGCCCCTGCCGCTGTACCCCCAAAAGCTTCGGTTGCATCTAAAGTAAGAGCTGTCCCAAGTTTTGCCTTAGTAGCTATTTTTGTAGCATATGCTTCTCCAGCTTCTAGCAAACCTTTTTTAGCTAGATTGCCTACACCGCCAGATGCAAGTAGAAGAGGTACTTCTTGTATTATTTCTTTAACAACGTACTCAGACAAAAATTCTACAGGGTTATCCCATGCAGCACCATATATAGCTTGTGCCTTTAATAGCACTTTCTTAGCAGTAGAGGGTTCTTGCCCCGGATTATCTTCCCGCCACTGTTTATCGTAGTCTGCCATTGCATCATCTATTTCTCCAAGAGCATTTGCATACTCTTCAGATCGTAAGTCACCGCTAGCACTAATCAAGTTATCTGCAAATTTACCCAGACTGTTATTGGGGTTTGATCCTGCGAGTACAGCCAACCCAGATATAGCTTTTAGCGTTTCGCCCGTTGCTCCACCTATTATACTTGCGGTGTTTTCTATAACGTCTTTTGCACCTTCAGATACGTAGGCATCGTAAACTTTTTTAGACGCGTCATATATAGGAGTTCCTACGTATTCATCTAAAAGTTTTCCTGCTGCTGACCCTAAATCTAAAACCGCACTCATAAACCCAGAAGGTATATTTTCGCCTGCATCTACTTTTTTCTTTATTAAATCTGGTAAAGACACTGGGGGTAAAACTTCTTCTGATATTAGACCACTACCATTTGGGTATTCTATCTTTGTAACATTACCTTCTGCATCTTTTGTGAGTACAGCATCTTCAGGTACACTTTTTGCTAACCCGTTAAACATTATTTCTTTGTAGTAATTAGTTTCTCCGGTTAATGCGTCGTATATACCACCTAACTTACCATCAACAAACTCTGGTTTTTGCCATACGTATTCATTGTTAACGTTAACTAGCTTTGCGTCTCCGTTAGCAATATCTACTGCCGATACTCCTTCACCTTTCGGATACGTTTTTACCACTTCACCTGAAGTAAGACTTGCTATTGTCTTTAATTCATTACTAAAGGATTCAAAATCTATGCCTGTAATAGACTCAGGATTTTTTATTTCTTTTACAACGTAATCTAATGCGGCTTGCAGTTGATCAGGATTTAGATTTTCTACGTTTATACCTTTATTAGCTAAAGATTGTTTTAACACCGTGTCGTGAAACTTATCTAGCATAGTGGCAAAACCGCTTGCATTTGTAGGTAGTTTTTGACTATTTTCTAGGAAATGTCCGTACACGTCTGTGTCAGCATCTAATCCGTGATAAGCTTTGTATGCGTCTTCATCAAAATCGTTACTCAAAGAAAGAGCTATAGATTTATTTATGGCAGCAGTTGCAGGTTTTAACGTCTCATTGAAGTCTTCATACTTAGTATTCATATACTTTAGAGATGTATCATACTCAGAAGTAGCAATATCAAACTCAGTTTTTGCGTCAGGTAGTTGTGCAATGTAGTCTGCATGTGTTTTGTTGTATGCGTCTAATGCGGGTTTGTATGATACTTCATAATCAGTTGCTAAGTTATCTTTAAACGTATTGTAAGCGTCAGCAGCTTCATTTACTGAATTTTTTAAGTTGTCAACAAACTCTGCCGAGTATGGGTTATCCGAACTCATTATGTTTTTGGCGTCATCAAGAATAGCTTTTTTGTCTAAATATTTTTGTTTTAGCTCATCTTGTTTTGTAATCTTGCCGTTAAGCTCATCTAATAAATCGTTATGTGCATTTTCTGTAACAGATATGTCGTTTATTATTTTGTTATATGCTTTTGTTTTTTCATCTAAAGCTAAAGCTTTTTCTTCTGTGGCCTTGTAAGCACCACTAACTTTATCTATCGCAGTATTTACGGGTTTATCAATAACTGTTTTTAACGCTTCTGCACCTGCAGCGGAAATAGAATTAAAGAACGCTTCGCCTGCAGCGTCAGGGTTACCAAGTATTGTTTTTGTAACAGCGGAAGTTACTGCGTTAGTTAATATAGCTGCTTGAGCCGCATCAAACCCAGCGTTTTCTTGTAAGAATTTTGACATAGTGCCGCCGATAGCAGCGTTTTTCATTATTACGTTAGACATTGCTTCAGGGGTCAATGCACCTCCGCTTATCTCAGCAGAAACACCAGCGTATATAGAATCTTTGACTCCATCATTTAGATCATCATAGGTACTACCAAATTTTTCTTTCATAGTGGTGCTGATTTTGCCTAAACTCGCAGCAACAAAAGCGTTTGCACCACCTGTAACAAAAGCTTTCAAAGGGTCTTGTCCGTATACAAGTGCAGTTGTTGCAGACTTCGTACCTGCTTTAACAATATTACTTACAGTAGATGCTGTACTTGCCGATACACTTGCCCCAAGCGCCTCTGTAGCAGTTGCAGATGCGGCAGTACCTACAGCAGAACCCGCTGCACTAGCGACATAAGATACAGCCGCGGCTTTTGCGGCGTCTTCAAGATCACCACCATCAGCTAAAACCGCTGCACCATCAATAAGGGGTATTAAGTGTACATTACCTGTAGCTATGGCAGCTATAGTGGCTATGGTCTTTAATGGGTCTTCACCTGCCGCTTCAAGTATATCTTGTCCCATATCTACAACGGGATCAACTATTTCATCAACAGCCCAATCAATAGCATCTTCTGTTACGTCTATGATCGGTTGAATAATTTCATCGTCGATTTTATAGCCAACATCTTTAATTGCATCTTCAATAAAACTACAACAACCCATAAGCTACACCTCTTCTGGACTAGGGAAAATTCTAAAGTAAACCCTATAGCCGTTTTTATTTTTAAATTTGCTTACACCAACACGTATACCAGAATCTTCCAGACGTTTAGTTACTGATTTTATCGCAGGTAGGTAAAAGTCATCGTCTATATCAAAAGAGAAATGTGTTACTCCTTTGTCTTGCAATATTTTTAGGTATTGTACGTAGTTTACTATCATGTTTCGTGCAGTATCAACATTAAACATACGTCCAACCATTTTGTTTTTGTTGGCTTTTTTACCTTTATGCGCTAAGAATACACTGTTACCTACCTGTACAACATCAGCAGTTTCCATAGTCATTTCTTTAGCCACAGCTAACAATCGTGCTTGGTCACTGTGTTTACTCCCAGTAGTATTTTTTAAAGCCAACATAACAACACTAGGTGTAGGTAGGGGTTCTTGTTTACTATCTACTACAGTTTCCATTATGTGACCTCCGTAGAAAAGTAATAAGAGTTTGAGGTACTGTACCGCAGTTTAAGTTATTTGGCAACATTCCTACCTCACACATTACTTATGAATGTTATTGCAACCGAAGCTGATGCTACCGCAGGTCTTGGAGATGCTGCTGCATGTGCGTGCAACTCTACGTTAGTGTTATCTGTAGACCAAAACACTTCAACATAATCATCAGCTACAAGACCAACAGACCCGTTCCAGTTAGCTATGTCCTTCTTACCACTACCACTTATGCTATACTCATGGTCACTATACACCACATCTGTACCGTTTTTCTTCACCCATATCGACACGCTCTTTGCTGACGAATTTGTAGATTCTAACTGCAAAGTTGCTTTTATGTGGTACACCCCCGGGTTTGTAACCGTAATTCTGGAGTTACTAACTACACTTATCGCACTGCTAGCTCGTGTGGTGTTGAACGTAACTGCATACCCTGTGTTAACGACTGAAGCTGTTTGGTCTACAGTGCTATAAAACACTCCGTAGGGCATATATAAGAACTTACCTCCTACATCAGTGCTAAGTAAAGTATTTACTGTGTTGACAAGGCGGTTGAAAAACAAACGTAGCACGTTGCTATTTTGGTCCATATACGGACGTTCGTAACCTTCAGGTGCTAAAGGAAGCGCAGGTGTAGCTACCTTGTCAATTTCGTTAGGCATTACCTTCTCCCGTCAGGGCGCATGTCAATTCGTGGCGAACCAAGCTGCCATGTAACACCTTCTCCAGTAGATTCTATTTTCATAGCAAGCTGTCTACCTCGCACGCGAGTGTATATTTGTCCCGTGTAAGATTCTACAGGTAGCACAGCCGTACGTGTTATCGTACGTGAATTATTGCCGCCCTCTGATGCAGGGCTGTTATACCCAGACCCAGAGTTAGCCAATGGTAGTAGGGTCATAGTCGCACTAGGTGACCCCACAGTAGACCCGTCAAACCGGATGTCTGGTAGTACACGCCATATAAACGCAAACTGATGTCCGTCTTCTAAGTCAAATTCAGCAGAAGCCACGTAAGCATGTATTGCTGCAGTAGTTGCTGTTTCATTGTCGTCTACACCTTCTTCGTGGTTTACAAGGTTGTATGTATACGTAGCCGCTAGTGGGTTACCACGTAGCCCTGAATCAAGCCAAGCAGTACGAGCCATTGTGCCATAATACCAAATATCTTCTAAATAGTTATACACTACATACCGGTCTACGTCTGTTTGATCTGCGGAACAGTAGAACCACCACACTTCATGGTAAGACTCGTTAGTGCCTGCAAACACCTGATCGTATTGCTGTTCGTTAAAGTCACCAAAGATAAACTTGCGCAAATCGCACCGTAGTGGTTGTGTACGCCCATCGTATTTGTAGAACTTATCCTTACCCATCCAGTAGGCTACACCATTTGCATATGCTACACAGTTCTGGGACGCTGTAGATATGTTTTCACCTACAAGCTGTGCTGCCCAAACCACAGGAGCGCCCACATACTGCAGGGAATATAACGCTGCATCAGTCCACACTAGAACCTCTTGGCGAGCTTGTTTGGAAGCTATAATTTCAGTACCACGAGATAACGTAAGAAATCCTGCCTGTGATGTAACAGAGGGTGTCCAATCTACTGCACTACCTTGATCTGACCACCGTATCAACATTGGGTTGATCGTAGCTGACCCAAACTCATTTGCACCAAACGCAAAAACAAAACGGTTAATATCTGATATTTCTAGTATACGTTGGCTAGTAGGCACGTTACTAGCACCCCCAACAGTTGACAGTCCTACTGCACGCGAAGTTAGCCCACTGGTTGCATCCCAGTAGTATATAGGCCCACCGCGAGGTCCAAAGATAAGGTCTTCACCAAAGTTAGATTGGCTCCATAGACGTATAGATTCCGTAGATGTACCACCTACACCCCACGTACCAGAACCCCATGAAGATGCACTCCACCCAGTTAACGGAACAGCAAAGGCTGACCCTACGTTAATCTGATACTTTGCGGTAACAGTACCACCACCTGTTGCACTAGAAGAAGCCGCTGCTCCTGCATCTATTGTGTATTCGTTAGTGGTGGTAGTAACTGTTAACTGATATTCACCGTTAAGTGTAAGTCCCCCTACTGCACTAGCTCCACTATATGTAACAAAGTCTCCGTCTGTATAACCACCAGCCGCATCAGTTACGACAACGATAGGAGAACCTGAAGTTGTTTCAAACGGGTTAGTTAACGTCACTGTAGCACGTAATGGGGTGATGTCATTGTACGCCCCACCGTTTTCAATGTAGAATTTTAAGTTAGTACCCACACCAATAAGGTTTTGACTACCTAAAGTTACCCAGTTCCATAGTGACCTAGCTACGCCTTGAAATACTGTAGCAGATATACGTTGCCAACCACCTATCTTTTCAGGTGTACCTTGTCTAAAACGTATTTTATCGCACTCGTACCAGCCACCTTCGCTCGTATAACGTGTGTTTTCACGGTTCACACCAGACTTCAAAAGTAGCTTTTTTAGGGGCATTTTATACCATCTCCAACGCTTGATGTAGAGTTTCTTTGTTGCGGCGCGTCCAGCCACGTCCAAATGTTTCAAACGTCTTTAAACTCTTATAGAAGTCCTGACGAACGCCGTAAACATAATTTATTATTTCTTTTGGGTCTTTCTCCATGATAAGACCTATCGTAGCTGGCCCTATGGCTCCGTCTTGAGTAGCCCCGACTGCACGTTGAATAGCTTTGGAAGGTCTACTTTTTCCGGAATTTACAGCCCAATCGAAGGCGCACCAGTCTACCCCAGAAGGAAGTTGATCGCCTTTGACTCGATCCCAATAGTTCTTTTTATATATCGGGCCTACATCTTCAGGTGTTAAGTCACGCATTTCTTGTTCTGTAGACTCACGACCAACCCACTCGTCATACACTTTTTTAGTAACTCCCAAATTTGTGATACCTCCGGGGTCATCGGGATGATTTACAAATCCTCCTTCGTGAGCAAGAAGCATTTTTAAGCATTTATCAAAGTTCTCTTTCATTTTGTAATTCCTTGTTTCTTTTCATAGCTACGAAGTCCGCCCAATCCGAGCATTCCCATCATAACAGTCATTAAACTACCCATATCAAACTCTGGTAATGCAGGTATATCAACACCAGCGGCAGTTACACCAAACACGATTAATGGCTGCAATACAAAGTGGTATGCAAAAGCAACACCGCACACCCAACCTATGAATGGCCGCCACCCACCTTTGAACAAAGAACCTGATGCAGCTTCAGCTTTGTTTATTTCTAATTGACCCATTAAAGCTTGCTGGGCATGATTATCGGACATCGTAGCGATCTCGTGGGCTAACTTAGCCTTTTGATCTTTGTCCTCAATAACTTTGTCTAATAGCCCAGTAACAGGTCCTACTAGATTACTTACAAGACTCATCATTCGTTATTCGCCTTTCCTTTTGTGTAGGCTTCTTTACCATAGAAAGCGGCAACGATAGCAGCTACAGAAACAAAATACACACCAGCAATAGAAGCTAGTGAGTTCATGGCTTCATCAAGATTAGCCACGTTACAAATAATTATAGACAGTGGGTATAGCAACATACCAAACAAAGCGAACCACGCCATCTTGCGCTGGGCATCTCTTTGTGCATCGTCATCTAGCATTTTTAAGCGCTTATCCTCAAACGCCATGCGATCCCATTCAGCTTGGTCTATCGAACCATTACCGTCTACATCAGCTTTTTCAAACTCAGTCATATTAGTCTCCTAATCAGCAAGGGGGTTGTCTAATGCCCTTTGTAGTTTATCCATTAACTTTTCTTCAAGTTCTTTCATATCACCGCTTTGCGATACTCTAACACGTTCTCGTTGATTTTCAAAGCGAACTTCTGCGCTGTCTATCATCTTACGCACTTTGTCTTCAGATTCACGTACCATGTCCTCCACACGATCTGTCTGCTTCTCAATGCTCAATATGTCCGAACGTAATCCGTTCTTAATGTCACGACTATATTCTACGGATTCTTCTACCTTTTCCGCAATACCCGTGACTTTTGCATCCATAACATCCATCGCTTGTTGATAAGCACCTAGGTCTAGCCCCGCGACCTCTTCTATCTTTTGGTACATGACGAACCCACCATATAGACCACCTACAACTGTAGATAAGAACGCAAAGATAGCCACAATAGAGCCAAACGATAACTTCATGCCGCCTGCCTTAAACTCACGATCTGCAAGCCCATCTATATTATCTGCTATTTTGGTAGTATCCATTAGTTTTCAAACTCCATCTCGCCGCCAGCATTTTGTAAGTTCTTCAGTGCTTCTAACTCATCACGTAGCTTTTGTATCTCTAGTCTGCGTTGCGTTAATTCAATCTGATAAAGATCATCGCAGTTAATACGAGCCTTTGGTTTGTCTAAAGGGATAACAATACGAGCGTACACCCCTATGTCTTTGCCACGGCTGCTAGTATCTAAACCTGATAGCACACCTGTTACACCATACTCTAAGTTTACACCGCCACCGACAGCATTACTGCACCGCATACTACCTGTCGAAAAAGAATCTGACTGATAGTTCATAGGCGGACTTGGCAATGCAAGTGAAAGAGAGCTGTTGTCGGCTACAACAGAACTAGATAATAAACAAAAGGCAGCTACTAATCTCATGCTGGCTCACCATCTAACCTTGAACATATCCTAGAAGAAATAAGAGTTCTTGACTGGTTGGTCTTTCTTACCTTCGACGTTGTGCATAGATACACAGCTTCAGGCATATCCCTTTTTCTTATGTAGACATCGAACGCTTTATGTTCTTTATACTCAACCTGCATAATCCTATACGTTGTAGAGAATGGTATATTCATCCAGTTTAAATCAAACAAATCAATCTGATAATATCTTATTTCTTCCCTAGAGTTAAAGAGAGACATTTCTACTTTAACCACGTCTTTAACGTGAGATGTTTTTACTTCAGGGTACGCAGGTGTCATCTCGTGCGCAGACGCACCAAAAGTAACAAGCATCCCTAATGTGATTATCCTACTTAGCAATGCAACTTGCCTGTACGATGGCCGTGTAAGTGCCTCCCGGAAACGGTTTTGCTGAACCATAAACTGCACTGGATGCAGTGGAGAACCATGTTGATCCTGCTAGTGTAAGATTAAATTTTGATGTACTGCCTACCATAACTTTAGCGCCATTATACGCAGACATTCCTGATACAGACATCTTTGTTGCTGTTGTACTGCCTGTCCAAACAAGTGTGTCTGTAAGTGTTGGCGACGAGCTAAAGGATGTTGGGTGCGTTATGTTTGCAGTGTAGGCATCCGCAATAGATACATCAAATCTAATTACTGGTAGTACGCCACCATCGGCTGGTGTTGTACTTAGTTTACTAGCAATAGGGTTTCCATACACACCAGCTTTATCTGTTTGTATAACACACTTAGCTTCCACGCTACCTGTTATTTGAACGTTAGCTAGTGCAGGAAACGCGAATAGTGAAAGTATTGCAATAGAATATTTCATATTAAACCTCATTTGTTATACTGCATATCGACCATTTTTTCGTGCAGAATCTGTTGTGCTAAGTTATTACGCAAGGCTTTCTTGTTGTCAGCTATATCTGAATCAGCAAGACCGGGAGCGTCAGCATACACGCCACCATTGATAGATGCGTTATA